TCTTTTTTTGCTCACTAAGAACGGATGTAATCTCATCATGTGTTGCTGACTGCTGTGTAAATACAAAATTCTTTACGAGGTTACGCTGAGAAGCTGTAAGCTCATCTTTGTATTTTTTGTTAAATGACTCACGCATAATTTTAACAGTAAGCTTATTGACGTCATGTGTCTTATGTGTATCAATATTTTCTACAAGCTTTTCAGAAGTCAACCACTCACATATTTTTTGCTCAAATTCAGCTGTTTGTCCGATATCATCTGAACCAGATCTCCAATTATTTAGGAGCGTTTGAATTGTTGCATATGTTCTATACTCTGGAACTCGTGTGTGATAAAAGCCGTCATCTTTAATTTTGTGGTTAATCTCTTTAATTAGAAGCGATTTTTCTCTATTGAGGCGAGAAGAGTCGTGATCAGATGCTGCTTCTTGTGCTTTTTCAATAATGCGTGTTGCCACTGAGTCCGAAGAAACTGTTGTCTTCACTAAAGAATTAAAAAGCCTGAATTCTTTGTATAGCTCAGTGCCTTTTTTAAAGTGCTCTTTAAGGATTTCTAAAGCAATTTCAGCTTGCTCTTTATTTCCTTCAATTAAGCACTCAGAAACTTTTCTGCAAAGCTGTTCATAAATAATTCCAACGTTTCTTTTTTTATTATGATTCTTACTCGCCATCTTTACTCTCTTCAATCAAGTCAATTTCATACTCTTGATCGTCACTGACGTCTTCACTAAGTATGGACTGCCGGGTGATTCCTATAGCACTGGACATATTAGACAGTGTTCGATTCATCTGTTTTGTCATAATTGTTCGCTGTGTAATTTTATCATCTAGAAATTGTTCTATAAACTCGTTTCTTGGAAGCGATGACTCTCGAAATGGATTTTTAACAAAATCGTCGTCGTAAGGCTTTTTAAGCGTATCCTGCTTTCTACCTGACCCTCCAACACCTGTCATAGTCTTAAAATCAGGCATATGTGTAGATGCGGGACCTGCTGTAACCTTTCTCTTCTTTTCAATAGGTTCATTAAAAATATTGCGTATTTTATTCATTGTCTTGATAGGAGCATCATCGTCGTTTATAGAAAGCTTGGAAATATCAACGTCATCGTCATCATCGTCGTCGTCTGTGTCCTTACGCTTCTTTTGAGGTGTTCCCAACAGGAGAGGGCCTTCAGGCTGATCTGAGCTGAACAGATCATCGCCTCCGCCTTCGTCGCCTCCAGCGTCGCCTCCTTCTTCTCCACCACCTTCATCGCCACCACCAGAACCTGCTTCAACAGCCTTATCTTCATCAGTGTCAGCGATTCTTTCTTGAATCATTCCTTCAATCTGATCATCTGAAAGCTCTAGTATGCTTTTTCTAATATAAGACCTGCTGACCAATCCTTCTGGGGCAGCAGCTGCAATTTCAAACTTAGTTCTAATCAACTCTAGTTTTTGTTGCTGTGCAATCGAGGATGGGTTTGACAGCTTAAGCTCAAAGTCTACCAAGTCGTCACCTTCATATCCATGTGCATAAAGGTGAATCATTGCCAATTTATTAAGCTCTGCGACAATTGTCTTTTGAATTCTTGCAATATTACGACTAAATCTAATATCTTCTTGGGCCAGTGTTGCCTTTGCACCGATTTCTTCATCATACCCAAGATATGCTTTTGGAATTTTAAGCGCAGCAAAAAGCTTTTTTTGAATGTACTCAACATCTTCAATAGCAGAAGCATTTTGGCCGCCTGCTAAGGTGTCAATTCTTGTTCCTGACTCACCGCCTCGAACAGGGAGAAAATAGTCTTCGTCCACTGATAGTGGATTATATCTTAAGTCAACCTTGCCTGTGGACTTATCAACAATTTGACTTCTCTTAAGTGACGTTTTAGCCTGCTCCAAGTAGTTTGATACTTCTTCAGGAGGAACGTTACCGACGTCAATATAAAATACTCTTCTTTCAGGAGCACGAATAACTCTGTAGACGAGCATTGCATCTTCAATTAGAATCATTTGACGCCAAATTCTTCTAGCTGATTCTAAAACTGATGATCCATATGGCAAAAATGCATCATTACCTAAAAGACGAAAATGAGAGATTTGCCAGTTTTCAAGAATTTTATTCCCTTGAGTAATCCACCGAAAACGAACCGCCATAGGATCAGAAGGGTCAAACCCCTCCTCTCTTTCAATTTCTGAGATTGAAATAGGAAATACATTCATAATTCCATATTCAGGTGATACATCATTAAAAAGAAAAAAGTCACCGTACTTGACTAAATTTCTTACCCACATTCCTAAATTAAATTCAACATTTAGAGTTTCATAGAAAAGTGAATCTAAAATTTCTTGAATCTTTCTGTTTTCTGAGTAAATGTGTAATGATTTACCGTTAGCATCAGGTGATACACATTCTTCTGCGTATATATCCAATGCTGCAGATATCTCAGGGGTTGACTCCATTTCAGAAAAGTCACTGTAGCGTGACATTCTATCAAACGCACCATATGAAGACAGCGTGCTATTATAAACATCACTATGTGCTCTTTTAAAAACTTCTAATGCAGTACTAGCTCCACCTAGTTTTGCGTCAAAGTTTTTGACTCTTCTCTTAATGATTGGACCAGACCGAAAAAGTTTGGTCAATCTAACGAATAGATTTTGATTTTTAGCCATAACGTACGCCTCGATCTACTAATTAGGATTCTACACGCAAGAGTTAAAATTTAAACTCTAGAGAAGCCAGCTAAAGTCCCCATATGCTTCATTCGATCCACTTGCGGGCATTTGACTAATCACAATTGGTTTAAATGGATTGTGATTCTTATTTGCCCATGGTGATGTTACTGCATCAGAACTAGTTCTATTTACTGCAAAAGCTTTAAGCATTGCAGAATTTATGTCAACTGAATGCTTGCTATTCACAGGTGATGTATCAAAAAGCCAAACACCAATAGCAAGTGCCATTACCAGGTCATCATTCTTACCTTTTTGTGCTTGTGCCTTAGTACCTTTCCAAATAAATGTCTTGACTTCTTCGTATAGTCTACTAGAGTATATACGGAGTTCTTTATTTCGGATAACTTGCTCAAGTTTTGTAAGAATTTGACTTCTAGACTGACCTGATGTTGTAAATCCTACTTTGTGTATTTGCGTCTCACCAATACCATACATGGCATTGTATTTGTCTTTTTGGTTTTTGTAGTAAAGATTTTTGTATCCCAGTTCTATCAACTTCATGATTACTGCGTAACCATACGTGTTGTTTTCTGGGCATAATAATGCATTGTTGTATCTCTTACCGGCCTCTGCTAGCAAAACCGCAAATTGGTCAGGTGGTACTTTTCCCTTATACTCACATACAATTTCTGACTTATTTGTGTCAATTACATGAAAAGTACTATAATCTTCTGCGTCACCTCTTGCAACGTCTGCAGAAATTATATATTTGTGCTCAGACAGTGAATATTTCCACACCCAGACACCCATATCAGGTCCCCAACGCTCCATTGGAGGTTTGACTCCGGCGCCGATCCATTCTATTTCATCATTGCCTAGGTAAGTGTCACCGGAAGCGGCAAAGTCGCACATAAGCTCTTGTGCGATTTGTTTTGCAGTAAAGTTTCTACTTTCTTTTTCAAACCACTCTTCATCATGTTCTGGATGAACGTCCCACGGTAACTTAATAGGGTTAAATTCGTTTTCGCCAGACTCAGACTTTAGCCAAATATCATGATATTGCCCACCAACACCATTCGGCGTGGAAAGAATAATAGCACGACCGCCGGTTGAGATTGTCGGATACAATGAAGTCCATAACTCATCAAAGTTTCTAATAAATGCAGCCTCGTCAACAATTAGAAGTGACAATGCTTCAGAACGACCTGCATCGTCTGATGTCGGAACAGCTTTAATTTGTGAGCCATTACTAAATTCAATTGTCTGCTTATTGTTTGCAGTTATTTCAGGCAAAAGCAACCACTTAGGCATACTCTTAAGTGATATTTTTACCTTCTTGATAAAGTTTTGTGCAACTGCAAGCTTTGTCGCAATGACAAGAACGTTTTTATCCTTGTAAAATACAGCCAACCAGACAGCATAAGCAGCAGAGAGCGTTGATATACCTAACTGCCTAGACTTTAGAATAACATTGTACCTATGGTCAACAAACTGTGTTAGACATTCATCCTGAAATGGATAGGTTTTAAAAGGTATCAGCCCTCTAGTTGGGTGCTGAATTTTCAGGTATTTATTGATAAAATAGACAGGATCTTTCCCGCATCTAACAATCTCTTTTACCTGCTTTTGTTTGTTGACAATTGACATTCTTTAGTCTTGGATCTCTACAACATGGTGTCGTCTATAAACTGCAACTTTTACAGGATTTGATGGATTTGATATCATCTCCAAGCCATCATCAGATGCAACGTCTTTTGTCTTGAGGGTTTCTCCGGTTGCTTCTTTAAAATGCTCTTTGATTTCTTTCAGCTTGCTATCAAGTCTTTGTACAGCCTCATCACAAAGCTTGTCAACTTGAAGCTGAAGACTTTGTTCACTGGCAAAATGAACAACCTGATTAAATTTTAAAATTAGTTTTCCGTCTGCAAGACGTGCGATACAAGATGATTGACCATCTTTGCTTGATCCTGCAACATTTAAAATAGGCCCTAGGGCATTTATCTTCTTCATGTCCAACATGTGTTTACACTCCTTTAAGAGGACTACTTCCTAAGTATGCGCCATCTAGATTGATCCTACTTAGCAATTCATCAACATCATCTTTTGATGGTCTCCAACCATTATTCCACTTTTTTTGATTAGGGTACATAAAAAAGTCCCTGCACACACAACAGCAGCCATGTTGATGCCAAGACATAACATCACTTCTATCAGCAAATAATATATTACACAGCGGACATGCCAAAGGTGCAATTTTTTTATTATTCATGAATCACCCGGGCGTTCTTTTCAAATTGAGTAATTTCTAAAACGTTGTCGACTGAGTCTTTGACAGCATCGACATGTGATATGATCAAAATGTTTTTAAACCATTTCTTAAGTGAATCTAAAAGACGACTACATGCTTCAATGTTCATATCATCAAGTGCACCGAAGCCTTCATCAATAACTAAAAGATCCGTCTTAGGCAATGAGCTAACATTAATAAGAGCAACACGTATAGCTAATGATGCCATCATCTTTTCCATGCCTGATCCACATTCAATAATTCTTCTAGAATCACCGTAGTTTAGGTAAACTTCCATGTCATTAGAGCCGGGTTGTGATTCTAACTCGACTGTAAATCCAACAACTCCTTGAAGAATCTTCGAAATTTCCTCATTAATGATCGGAAGTTGTGATGCTATGATCTGCAATGGAATTCCTTTTTTAGAAAAGGCATTTTCTACAAGATTAAAGATTCTTGCTTTCTTGATTAAGTCTCCATACCTTTCTTTTTCATTGGAAAGACGCTCTATTTCAGAATCACACTTTGTAATGCTACTAGTAAGACTAATTCTTTCTGCATCTTCAATATTAATCTTAGCATTTAGTTCTGCGACCTGCTTTTTAACAGCAGATATCTTTTTGGCCTCATCAGATGATGAGACTCTTGCTCTCATTGATGTCAATTCCAGCTCTGATGCATCAATCTGGTCTGATAACAAAGATCTTTTGTTCTCAATCTGACTTAATTCTAGACGAAGATTGCCTAGGTTGACATTCATCTCATTTTCTCTTTGTAGAATCCTGTCATATTTTTCAATTTTTTCTATTAGGTTCTCTTTTTTCATGATGCGCAAAGATTTTTCAGCAGCCCTTACTTGATCTTGTGCATCTTTTGTCTTTTTTGTTTGTTCTTCCAAAAGTTTTTTGTTTTTATGAGACTGCTTTATAAACTTACATGTTGGAAATTGATCACCGCATGGAACTTCGTTAAGAAGCTTAATTGACTTTTCTTGTGACTTCTTGGTAGTTTTTTCAACGTCATATACATGCTTAAGCTGGACAATATTTCTTTCTAAATCTTCAAGTGCAGATTTTCTTTCTCTCAATTGATCAATTGGAAACTGGTCTTTAATGACACTTACAGATTCAAGCTTTGCCTCTATATTTGTTATTTCATTTGTCAAAGAGTCTTTTTTATCAACTAAACCTTTTAGAGTCTTTTTAGACTCATTTAGAACCTCAACGTGATTATCAACATCTGCCTGAGTAACTAAATTTGCTGAATCTGATGTTGCCAATGCAATATTGACTTCTTGAAGTTGCAGCCTTAACTTTGATAGTCCATCCTCAACAACATTTCTTTTTTCCTCACATGTTGCTTTTTTAGACTTTTCTTCCTCAATTAAAACATCCCAGTCTCTATCAGGAGCGTTTTTAAGAAGAGCTTTTACTTCTGACGCGTCGTCTTTTATATGACCGGACATTGCATCATACATTTCTAAGTCCAAAAACTTAGTCAATATGTTCTTTCTTTGGGTTGCCTTATTCTTGATGAAGTTATTCATTTCACCTTG